AATAGTTCGAAGCCCGAATTCACACTATTACTTATTTTTTTCAACTTAGGTCACAAAACCATATCAAAATGTGAATAGTTTTTAAAAAGTTTTACAATTCTTTTTTTAAATCTCTTTAATGTATAGTAATTGTTTAAATTTTTGTGACTAAAATTGTGACTAAAATTGTGACTAATTAAAAAGGTCATAAAAACTATGATAAACTTTCATTATGAGCAATAAAAAAGATGAGCTAATATCGGGTTCGGAATTAGCAAGAAGATTAAAAGTTGATCCATCATACATAAATAATAAAACACGAAAAGCTAAACTCAAAGATGCAAAATGTATGTTTGGTAAAAAGTTCTATTATATAAAATCATGCGACTTTCTAGGTAAAGATCCAAATGATCCTCACAAATCAATGCAATCAAATTTACAAACAGATGTAAAAGCTACAAAAAAACCAATAAAAAAAAATAAACCTAAACCAACTCCACAAACAAAACCAGATACACCGCCAGATGATGAAGATGAAAATAAAGATTCAGATAGTGAGGCTAAAACATTACTGGAGCTAATACTAGAAGCAGTTAAAAAAAACGATTCAAGTATAAATAGAAAAGATTTAGATTTACTTAGATTAAAAGCTGGAGTTCTAAGAGAATATTTCACCGCCAAAAATGAAGAGATAAAAAATCGAAAACTTGAAGATAATCTATTCGAACGTGACGAGGTTATAAAAATTTTATCATTTGCAATAAATGTGATTAGAAACTCTTTAATAAATCTTCCAAATAATTACGCGGTATCGCTAGAGGGATTATCGCAAAAAGAGATTAAGGATTTTGTGACGGATGATACAAATAAAATTTTAGAAGATTTGCAGAATATTGGAAATCAGTTTGAGTAAAGGATACGTATGAGTTCGCCAAGATTTCAGTTTAGTAATGTAGTTGTAGTAGATAATGAATTTGTAGGGTGCATAGTTAAAACGTGGGGAGCTTCAAAAAATAGAGGTATACACTACGAGGTTTATGTTCGTGCATGGAATTGTATTAAAGAGTATGATGAAAAAGATATTAAGCATTTAACTTACGACAAAATTTTAGAGGATGGATCAAATGAGTAAAAAATATTTACTACTTATTATTTCATGGTTAATATTGTGGAGCTATGGCTTATATTCAGTATATAATAATGCAGATTTAGGAATTTTTATTATACAAAATAGAATAGGATTTTAAAATGAGTAACGGAAAATTAAAAAGAAAGTTTAAAAGTGCGTGGTATAAAAGAGATTATAAATTAGTATCTGATATGTGCATGAATCATGATTGGTTAAATTTTTATATTCCTAAATCGGATAACCCGTATTTTAAAAGTTTGTTTAGTAATTAAGTTTTGAGCCATAATCTAACACAAAAACAACAATCAGTAATAAAAGAGATATTCCAACATCTAAAACCAAAGCCCAAATCAAACGCATTAGAGTTCGCTAAAAAATACGGATATCTAAGTCCAGAGAGTTCAGCAGTCCAAGGTCGATTTGTTCCATTTGCATATCAAGAAGATATGTTAAGAGATATGAGCGATGATGATATTGAACTTATTGTATTCATGAAAAGCACAAGAATAGGGTTTACTAAGTTAGTTAATTTCAAGGTCGCATATAATATAGCAGAAGATCCAGCGACTATATTAGTGTTCCAACCAAATGATGGTAAAGCTAACGAATGGGCGAAAGATGAACTAAAGCCACTAATAAGAGATATGCCGATTGTCAATGAAAAGATTATTAAAACAAGAGAAGACGATACACTCAAGAAAAAAGCTTTTTTTGGTGGATATGTTTCTGCTCGTGGTGGTACAGCAGTAAGCAATTACGCAAGTGCTACAGCTAGAGATGTTGTGTTTGATGAATACGATAGATATCCAGACGATATAGAGGGCGAGGGTGATCCATACGCACTTGGTGTTAAAAGAGTTGAATCCTATTGGAATAGTAAAGTTATAATTGGAAGCACTCCTAAAATAAAATATCATTCAAAAACAGAAGATAAATTTCACGAAACAGATATGAGGTATAGATATCTTCCATGTCCTCATTGTAATCATATGCAGATATTAGTATTTAAAAATCTTGATATTCCACAAGAGTATCGTGAGGGTGTGAAACATTGGCACACAGATAAAGCAAAATTCATATGTATAAAATGCGAAGAATTTATAGACCATAAAGATAAAAGACGAATGGATAAAAAAGGAAAATGGCTACAAACTCAAATCTTTTTTTGTTGTGACGAATGGCAGAAGCCAAAAGAAAACAGACATTGGTATTATAATGAAGACGATAAAGAGGATAAAAAAAACGGAGAGGCTCTTTGTAAACATTGTGGACTAACTGCGGAATATAATAGAAAAGGAAGAAAAAAAAGAGGTTATCATATTTGGGCTGGATATTCTTTTCAACCAAATACCACCTGGACAAAAATTGCAGAAGCTTTTGTAGAGGCTATTGGAAATCTTGAAAAAATGAAGTCATTTAGAAATACTTGGCTTGGAGAAACTTTTGAAGAAAAAAATGTAAGTTTAAAACCAAATCTAATTATGGAACAAGCAGAAGACTATAAGAATATTCCAAACGATACAAAAGTAATATTAATGACAGTAGATAATCAAAACGATAGACTAGAGTATTTAATAACTGCTTGGTGCATGGGAGAAACATCATACAATATAAAAGCTGGGAAAATATGGGGTGACCCTATCAACAGAAGCGTATGGGATGAATTAAAGAGAATTGCAGAAGAACCACTATGTAAAGAGGATGGAACAAAAGCATATATATATAAATCTTTCATAGACATGGGAGGGCAAAGAGATACTTATGTTAAGAAGTTTGTAAGAGCAAATAAAAAGAAATTTATGATGCTAAAAGGAGATAGTCACGAAAGAAAATCAGACCCAAACAGACCAGTATCAATGCTTAAAATATCGGAAAAAGAAAAAGATGTTATTATGTGGGTTGCTACAAATAAAGCAAAAGATATAATGTTTGAAAGATTAACTAAACAATCACATGAGTACGGATTTATCCATCACAACAAAACATTTAAAGAAGAATGGTATAATCAGTTAGGTGCAGAAAAAAAAGTTTTTAAGAAAAATAAAAGTGGACGAGTAGAATCAACTTACATAAATACAGCAAGTGACAAAAGAAATGAGGCTACCGACCTAGTGGGATATCAGATTGCAGCGGTCAGATTAATTCAAAATGAAATTAAAGGATTTGATTTATCTATAAAAGAATGATATACTATGTAAAACCATTGGAGGTGTTCCATGAAATTTTGGAAATATCTGTAATAAAGGAAAATTATGAAAAATGTTTTAGTGGTTTGCTTTGGTGGACTTTATGGAAAATTTATCGGATGTTCAGGATGCTAAACTTTTTATGAAGCAATAGTTATAATCTTGTGTTATCAGCGGATTCGCAGAGACATTATACTAGTTAAAGAGATTAATTATTGTTTCACAAAGAGTTTAAAAATTTTGACAAAAAAACAAAACTAGGTTATAATAATAATGTTTATCGAGGGATTAATTACCCCTCAACCATTTAAGATAAACAAAATGATAAACAAGGACTTCAAAATGGAAACTTTCACAAAAAAATGTAGCAAATGCAAATCAATTAAAGAATCAATATTATTCAATAAAGATAAATATAAAAAAGATGGATACAGAAACAGATGTAAAGTATGCACGAGTGAAGATAATATATTATATTATAGAACTAAAATAGGTCTTATTGCCCACATGTATAAAAATCAAAAATATAGATCAAAACAAAGAAATCACAATCCGCCAGAATATTCAAGAAAAGAGCTTGAGAGATATTTATTACTGAATAAAAATTTTCACACTTTATATGAGAACTGGAAAAATTCTGGTTACTGTAAAGAAAAATCTCCATCATTGGATAGAAAAAATGATTATATAGGATACACATTTGACAATATGGATTTAGTCACATGGATAGAAAACGAAAATAAAAGTCACGAAGATGTAAGAAACGGAATTAATAATAAGAAAAACAAAACAGTATTGCAATTTAATATAAATGGCGAACTTATAAAAGAGTTTCATTCGGTACAAGAAGCCCAAAGACAGACAGGATTATGGCATGTTTCAGATTGCTGCAATGGCAACATGGATAGTTACGGAGGTTTTACTTGGCGATATAAAAATATATAAGTTTTGACTTTTAAATAAAACTTAGCTATAATGTTGCAAAGAGGATTAAAAAACTCAACTAAAAAACGGAATTACCAATATGGCGATACAAAGTGCTTTAGATTTATTAGCAGAACGTAAAGGTGGATCAGTAACATCTTTAGAACTTGCATTAGACCAATTCGAGGCGTGGTATAATGCCAGTTTAGCACTCTCACAAAATAAAGATTACTCAATTAAAAACGGTCAAAATTCTGAAAGAAGATTGACTAGAGCCGATGCCAAAGAAGTAGAACAAAATCTACTATATTGGGAAAATGAAGTTGCTAGACTTCAAGGCGAATCAATAAATGCTCCTAAAATTAGAACATTATATACAGTAGGTACTCCATAATGAAATTAAATATGTTGGATAAAATAAAAAGCTATATAAGTCCAGCTGCTGCATTTGAAATTGCAAAGTTTAGAAGTGCATCCGCATTATATGGTGGTGGATTATATGATGGCGCGAAACAATCACCTCATTACAATATACAAAATTTTGATACAACAGAAGATGAAGATATTGCAGATTTACAAACATTAAGAGCTACTTCAAGAGATAAATATAAAAATAATGGATTCTATAAAGGTGTTATTCAAGCAGCAACAGACCATACTATAGGAAGTGGATTAAGAGCTAAGAGTACAATTAAACATAAACAAATATCAGATTTAACAGAAGAAAGAGCTAAACAAATCGAAGCTGAATTTGATGCTTATTTTAATTCGTGGGCTGAATCTACAATATGTGATATCACCGGTAAAGATAATTTTCAATCAATTCAAAGACTAGCATATAAAATTTATAAAAAAGATGGTGATAGTTTTGCTTCACTTCCATTATCAAAAATTGGAAAAGATAGAAAAACAATTCAAATTAATTTAATAGGTGCTGAAAATATACAATCGAATAAGATTGATTTTATCGAGGGTATAAAAGTATCAGCAAATAAACTACCATTACAATATTCAATTTTACAAAGCGACAATACATTTAAAACTATAAGCGCATTTAGTAAAGGTAAAAGAAATGTTTTACATGTATTTGAGCGTGAACGTGCAAAACAAGTAAGAGGTATTCCATTCTTAGCACCAGTTATGCGCGATATCGATGCGATAGACCAATATATGAAATATGAATTAACAGCAGCTAAATTAGCAGCTATATTTTTTGGCTCAATTACTACAAAATCAAAAGAAGATTTATTTAATCAAGATGGATCAATAGATTTAACGACTGGCGAACAAACTCAAACTACTAAAAATACAGTTAAAGAAAATAGTATAACTCAACTAAGTCCAGATGATGAATTAAAGATACATCAGCAAGGTAGAGATAATCCAAATTTTGATAAATACATAAAAACAAACTTACAAAAAGTATCAACTGACACAAGAATACCAATAGAAATAATAATGGCTATTTTCACGAGTTCTTATAGTGCATCGAGAGCATCAATGCTACTTATGATGAAATTCGTTAATCCAGAGAGAATGTTATTTATAAATTCTTTTTGTAAACCAACTAGAGATCAGGTTTTAACATGGGGAATATTACAAGGTGATATCCCATTAACAAATGCAGAAATACAAAGTTTTTTCGATAATAAAAGTGCTTATTTAAAAGCTATGTGGATAGGTGATCCAATGGGTTCAGTTGATCCAGTTAAAGATATAAAAGCTCATATACTAGCAATAGATAATTTCTTAGGGAATAGAGAAAAAGCTACAAGCGATTTAGGCAATGGCGATTTTGAAACAAATGTAGATATACAAAAAAAAGAATTAGAGCTTATAGAGCCTTTAATTCCAAAAGAGGAGAATAATACAAATGGATAAGTTTAATGCTAGTGATATGATTGGAACAATGAAATTTGCAGTAGATGGTGCAGATTTAGAAAATTTTAGAATACCAGTTATATTATCAGATGAAAGTGAAGTGGTTAGATATAGCTGGAGTGATGGAAAATATTTCTTAACTCTAAAGCATGGTAAAGATAATGTTGATTTATCTCGTAAAGATATCTTATCTCTATTCGTGAATCATAACACTTATGAATTACCAATCGGAAAATTTGAAGATGTTAGATTAGAAGATAACAAGCTCAAAGCATGGGCGGTTTTCGATGAAGATGATGATATGTCAATGAAGATATTCAAAAAACTTTCTAAAGGTTTTCTTCAATCTTTTAGTGTTGGTATAAGTGTAATAACTAAAGAGCTAGTTAAAGAAGATGATGGAGTAAAATATTACGATGTTACAAAATGGGGAATTGATGAAGCTAGTGTTGTTGGTATTCCAGCTATTCCGACTGCAAAAGTAGGAATGAAAAAAGATGAAGAAAACAGCGGAGAAAACCGAAACCAAGCTTTGGCGAAAAATCACAATTCAACAAAAGGAATTAGTATGGACTATACTAAGGAAAAGTTTGAAGCTTTAGAAGCAGATCATGCCAAAGCTTTAAAAAAAGGTATTGATGATACAAGTGTATCAGCTACTAAACTTGAAAAAGATAGATGTAGCGGTATTGTCGCACTTAATGGTAACGCTGAATTTACAGCAAAAGCTATTGAAGATAATACAACAGTTGGAGATGCAGCAATTGCACTTCTTAAAAATCAAGGTGAAAATCTTGAAAAAGCAAAAACTGATTTTGAACAATCTAGTCAAGAACTAGAAGAACAAAATGAGGGCGAAAATGTTGATGAAAATTTATCAGCAGAACAAAAGTTAGAAAAAGAAGCTGATGCAGCTTTAGATGAACACTTTGAAGGGAGTAAATAATCATGGGTAAAGTAACAATAGCACCAGATAATCTTGTAAAAGAGATTGGTGATACAGAGGGCATTACGCTTTTAACTGGTACAGCATATACACAAGGTATGGTTGTAACACTTCAAAATGATGGAAAGTATGCAAATGCGATTATTATTAATCCAGAAGATACACCAACAGGTACAGAGTTACCATTTAGTGAACAAAAAGTTTATATTCTTGCAGCAGATGTTGATGCAACAGGTGGTGATGCAGAGGGTGTTGGTTATACTGGTGAGTTTAATCTTAACAAAATAACTTTTGGTGGTTCACAAGTAATAGCTAATGTAGAGGGAACTTTACAAGCTAAAAACATTATATTAAATGATTGGAGTCAATAATGGGTATCGAATTTTTAGATTTAACTAGACGCATGGGGCAGTCTTTTGTAAAAACAGCTCCAAAACCAAGAATGTTTATGCAGTTTTTCGCAAATACTGAAACACAAGATACTGAAATTATCGAAATCGATAAGCAATTTAAAGGTATTCGTATTGCAGGTTTTGTTAATCCAGATGCAGTTGCAGATGGTACTGAAAAACTAAGTTTTGATGAGCATACTTTCAAGCTTCCAACACTTCAAGATTTAATGGCTTTAACTTCTAAAGAGTTAAAAAAACGTCTTAGAGGTCAAAATGTTTATACACAAGAAACATTCGCTGCTAAAGCTGCGATTATGGTTGCAGAGATTCAGCAAGAACAACGTGAGATGGTTGAAAATGCAATGGAATTAATGTCTATTGATGCGTGTTTTAACGGTCAATTAACTATCATTGGTAAAGGTGAAAATCGTATTGTTGATTTTGATAGAAATGTAGCAAATACAATCGATTTAACTGGTGGTAGTTATTGGGATGAAGCTGGTGGAACTCCAGAGAGTGATATCCCAGACTTTATTGAGCTTATTGGTTCAGATGGGTCAAATGCTACTCATATGATAGGTCGTGTTACAACTATAAGTGCAGCGGTTAAAAAACTTACAGCAAATGATCCAGAGAGTTTTGATGGACGTCATGTTGATAGAGCTATGCTAACATTTCAATCTTTTGCAGATGTAAATGGTGCAATTTATTATGGTGTATATAAAGGTGTTGAGCTTTGGGGATATGATGGAAACTATTTAGATGTAGATGGTGCAGCACAAAAAGCAGTACCAGACAAAAAAGTAGCAATTCTTTCAGCGGTTAATGGAAATGTTGATATTGCTGGTTATGCTGGTGATATGGATGTTGATTTTGCAGGACTAGAGGGTAATACTAAATCTACTATTGATGCAAGAAATGCAATATCTAAAATTTCAAAAGCTAAAAAAACTCTTGAAGTTGAGATTATTCAAACTCGTGCGCCAATGCTAATCGATGCTAACTCGACATTAGTTGCTTTAGTTCTAGTGTAAGGGGTAAATGATGCCAAAAGTTAAACTTAATACAACTGTTAAAATCAAAGGCAAGGGATTTATCCTTGCTGGTACTGAATTTGATGCAACAGAAGAACAAAAAAAAGACTTTGACAAAAAAGGTCTTTTAGGTGAAATCAAGAAAAGCAATAAGCCATCAAATCAAAAAGAGATTGATGACCTAGTTTTAAAAGTTGCTGATCTTGAAGCTGAAAATAAAAAGCTAAAAATTGATTTAGCAAAAGCGAAAAAGTAAAATAAATGTCTAGTTTTTTTGATATATTAGAATCGGATCATTTGAATATGTTAAGCTCTAACGAGTTTGGCATACTCTGTTTAAATACAAGAACAACCGAAACTTTTAATATCATTAAAACAGATGCTTTTATTTTAGTTACAGAAGAGGGTTTACCTATTAGTGAAGATAAGCCCATGTTTAATACATCTATGAAAATGATAGATGGTGATGGAGATTTAATCTCTACTGATATTAAACAAGATGATGTTCTTACGATAGAATCTAAAAGTTTTAAAGTAAGAATTGCTAAAAAAGATGGAATAGGTGGATTTGATATCTATCTAAAGGATTAAATTTTGTCATATAAAAAAACAGTAATTAGAAAATACTTTGTAGAACTTTTAAAAGCAGGTGTTACAAGTGTTGATAATCGTGTTTATGGTGGAAGATTAAATCCTAAAGATGACGATACATATCCATACCTAACTGTTTATACAAAAGATGATGATGTTGCTGAACAATTTACATCGCATACATCAAGAGAGCTTCAATTATTTATCGGTGTTATCGTAAAAGATAATGATATTGGAAGTGGTGATTTTGATGAAGTGATTGAAGATATCATGATTGATGTAGAAACGATAATGGGTAAAGTTATAACTGTTCAAGCAAAAGAAGTAGATGACCCATTTGCATTATTTAATAGTATTGTATTAGTTAGCACTAAGACAGGTACAAATAATGAAAGTAGTAGCGATATAGGTAGTGGTATGCTAGGTTATAAAATAGACTATGATTATCAACTTCCTATAGTTCCAGTAACATTAGAAGATTTTGATGTAGATGCTAGTATAGCTCATATCCAAATTACAAATCCAGGAGTACCAGAAAATGATTAAAATCATTCCTAAAGAGGGCTTAAAGGTTATCAATCCTGACACAATGAAAAGAGTGCCGAAAGATGGTATCGTGATTCCAAAAATTACAACTTATTGGAAAAATCGAAAAAACGATAAAGATATAACGATTGAAGATTTGAGTAAAAAAAAGTCATCAACTCAAATATCTAAAGAAAAAGTAAAAGAGGAGAAAAAATAATGGCAATAGATTTTAATGAAATCTTTGATCTAAATATCCCATTCGTTCAAGCTGAATTAGTTAAAGCAATTAGTACAACTGGCACAATCAAGCAAGAGTACACAGCTTTAATTTTCGGACAAAAAACAACAGCTGGAACAGCGGTAATAAATCAAGTATTAGATATATTTAGTCATGCGGAAGCACAAGCTAAATTTGGTAAAAATTCAATGTTAGCTCATGCAATTGGTAGATATTATGATATCAATAAAAGTGTTAAACTGAAAGTTATCGCATTAGATGATTTAGTTGGCGGAACTTTAGCAACAGCAACATTAACATTAACTAATGCTGCTACAAGTGCAGGAACATTAGCATTTTATATAAATGGTAAAGCTTATAAAGTTGCAGTAGCTATCGATGATACAGCAGCAGAAATAGCAACACTTTTAAAAGCTACTTTAGATGCAGATGATGAAGCTCAATTCACAACAGTTGATGATACAGCTGGAGAATTAACATTTTCAGCAGTTCATAAAGGTACTTACGGTAACACGTTAAAAGCTAGAATGAACTACAATAATGATGATGAAACTCCACAAGGTATTACAGCGGTTGTTGTTGATTTTGTAACATTAGATACTGGTGTAGGTGATCCAGATTTAGATGCAGATGGTGTTATATCTATTCTTGAAAATAATCAATTTAATTTAATTGCACAACCTTATACAGATAATGCAAACTTAGTTCTTATTGATACAGCTTTAACAGATAATTTTAAAGCAACTGAAATGCTAGATGGTTTTTGTTTATCTGGATTAGATGACTCAGTTTCGAATCTAACTACTAAAACAGATATTATCAATTCAGCGTTCATAACTATACTTGATAATAATTCAGTTTTTGCAACTGGATTTGAACAAGCTGCTGGAATGATTGGATTAGTTGGTGATATCGCTCAAAGTTCTCCAGGTAATGGATATCTAAATAAAACATTAGCTGGATTTTTACCACTTGATGAGAGAATTAGAACGGAAAGAAATGTGTTAGCTGGTGGCGGTGTTGCAACTGTTACGACAGTAGGATCAAAAGTAATTGTAGATAGAACTGCAACTACATTACAAAAAGATGCACAATCTATCGCTATTGATATTGACGATACAGATTTAAGAGTTTTCTTAACTATATCGTATGTGAGATATACATTTGTTGTTCGCATGAGCCAATATCAAAATATGAAAGTCGGTAACGATGATGATTTATTTGGTGCTGGTGTTCAAGTTATGACTCCAAATCTATATAAACAAAATCTTATTTTAAATTATGAGCAACTTGTATCAGATGCAGTTTGTGAAAATTTACAAGGTTTTGAAGATAGTATTGTTGTTGAAAAAGTTGGAAATCGTATCGACTCAACTATGCAAATAGATGTTATAAATGTATTGCTTCAACAAGCTATGCAAATTAAATGGGAGGTGTAAAAGATGGCTTCAGTTGGAATTAAAAGACTTACAATTAACAATGTAACGATTCAAGTAAAAACAGGTACAGCAGAATATAAGCCTAGTGGTGCTGAAAAAACTCCAGTTACTGATGATGGAACTGGTGATGTTATGTTCACTACACAAGAGAAGAAACCGGGAATGATAAAAGCTCAAGTTTCTACTCTTAAAAGTGCTGATACTGCTAAATTGAGAACTTTAGAAGATGCTGAAATGGTGCTAGAGTTAATTGATGGGAAAACAGTAGTTGGATCAAGTATGACTCAAACAGCAGACAATAGTGTAACTACAGCTGATGGTACTGTTGAATATGAATTTATGGGTAATGTAAAGGAGAGATAATGAGTCCAGAAGAATTAGCTATTGAAGCGGTAATAAAGAGATTTAAAGGTGGAAAATTAAAATTAACAAAGTCAATCAAAAGCTTAGTTGATGATAAGCCATTAAAAGAGATTTCAGTTAATAATTCCACGGATGCTTCATTTTATATGAATGCTCCATTAAGACAAGAAGTGATAGGAGATTTTTTTGACATAATATGTGATTTGACTGGATTAACATCAGACCAAGTTTCATCTATGCATAAAGATGATTATATGGCACTTGTAATTTATGTGGGAAAGTCTTAACAGAAGAAATTATAGAGTATCAAAATAAGATAGGTGTGATCATGAAAACATTTCATACACAACTATCCGAAATGAAAAGCAAAACGATTATAGATAATCTTTATCGAAACGCAATTCTTTATATACCAAAAGAGCAAAGTTAATTTTTGCTCTTTGATTATGTAAACAACACAAGAAAGGTAAATTATGGCTTTTAAAGGTGCTAAAGGTTCAGTAACAATCATAGATAAAGCGACACGACCTCTACAGTCAATAGCTCAAGCATTTGCTAATCTTGGTAAATCTTCAAAAAAAACAAATACACAATTATCAACAACTCAAAGAGCAATAAATGGAATTTCAAAAGCTCAAAATAGATTAAATAGAGTTAATCAAAACATCAAGCGTAACACTAGAGATATTGGAAGTCAAGCAGTTGGAATAGTAGCACTTGGATTATCATTTAAGGCTGCATTAACTCCAGCTATAAAATTTGAACAATCAATGAAAGATTTAGAAGCAGTTGCATTTGGTAGTGCAGATGCGATAGTTCCAGTTGCTAAAAATATGGAATTATTATCTACACAAGCTAAAAAACTAGGAGCAACAACAGCTTTTAGTGCGACACAAGCAGCAGAGGGTCAAATCTTTTTAGCAAAAGCAGGTTTTAAAACAAATCAAATAATGAAAACTATGCCATCGCTTTTAGATTTAGCAGCAGCGAGTGGTACAGATTTGGGAAGAACATCGGATATCTTATCTGATTTATTAGGAGCATTTGGAAAACAAGCAAAAGATAGTGGACAATTAGCTGATGTATTAGCAGCAGCTACATCTAGCGCAAATGTTGATATGGAAACTCTATTCGAAACTTTAAAAACAGCAGCACCTATTGGAATTGCAGCAGGTCAATCAATGGAGGGCATTACAACAGCAACAGCATTATTAGGTAATGTTGGTATTAAAGGCTCAATGGCTGGAACAGCTTTAAAAAATGCTTTTGTAAATCTTGCAGCACCAGCATCAGCAGGAAGTAAAGTTCTAAAAGAACTAGGAATTAAAGTATCTGATAGTGCAGGAAATATGCTATCAATGGAAAAAATAATGCTTAGTTTTGGTAAAAAAGCTAAAAATTTATCTCAAGTAAAAACGATAAAAGCATTTGATGCAGTATTTGGTAAAAGAGCAATGGCAGGAGCTATTAATCTAACTAAAGCGGTATCAAGTGGTGAATTTGATAAGATGCTTAAAAATCTTCAAAACTCCGAGGGTGTAGCTAAGAAAATGGCTAAAATTAGAATGGATTCGACAGAGGGAAGTATCGTTCAGTTAATGAGTGCAGTTGAGGGATTAGCTATATCTTTTGGAAGTATTCTAACTCCATTAATAAGGGGTATGGCTACAGCTATGACAGCACTTACAGCACCAATGCAAAATTTTATCAAAAATAATGAAACATTAATAACAGGAATTGGAATATTTGCAGGTGCATTATTGGCTGCAAAAATAGTAGCATTAGGATATACAGCTACAATGTGGCTAATTACTCCAGCTATTACAGTAATGAGTACAGCATTAAAAATTGCAAAAGTGGGAATGATAGCATTTAATTTTGCAATGGCTGCAAATCCAATAGGATTAATTGTTATAGGAGTAGTGGCACTAGCAGCAGCAGCAATAACTTTATTAGATGGATGGAAACCAGTCGGAGAATTTTTCTCTGGTTTATGGGATACAATATCTAGCATTGGATTTGGTGATGGTAGTGTAGATGTTAATCAAAATATAGCACCAGCAATAGCACAACAAAATATACAACAAAATTCAAGCACTAATGTTCCAGTTGCAATATCTGTAAACATTGCAGATGGAAAAGTCCAAGGTGTTGAATCAAAAGGTGCAACAGCAACAGACGTATTTCTTAATGGGGGTATTCAATTTTGAGTTTTGATATCAATAAATTAAATAAATCATCTTTTAGAGGAATACCTTTTTATACAGATGATGAGGATTATTCAGGAAGCCAAAGATTAACTGACCATAAGTTTATAAATGGTGGAACTGAAACTGAAAGTAACGGAGTTAATAATAATATTTTTAAAATCAAAGCTTATATTGGTGGCGATAATTATTTAGATCAAAAAGAAGCATTAAGATTAGCATTTGAAAATATTACAAGTGGAACATTAATTGATAAGTTTAATGGTACTCATGAAGTTTATGTTGATACATGGAGCATTAAAGAGAGTAGGAGAAAGCTAGGTAGAGCCGATATAGATGTAACTTTTAAAAAAGAAAAAAATCAAGTAATAGAAGATATCGAAATTGTATTTAATGCCGATGCAAGAGAGCAAATATTATCTAACTTTGCAGAAGATTTTGATAATGAATTAGGGGATGAAATAAGAGATAGTATAGTAAAAGATATTGTTGATTTTTGGAATGGAATACAAGATGCTATAAAATTTATTGAAGATGTAAAAGGTGAACTTGAAGATGTAAAAGCATCAATAGGAAAAATAATATCATCAATAAAAACAACTATATTATCAATTGAAACATTGACAGAAGATATATTGAATTTTTTCATTACTTTTGATGAAGTGCTAAATACTGATTTATTTGGAGTAGATGAACAAAAAAGCCTTACAAATACATTTAGAAGCATAATTGAAGATAGCTCAAATAAGTCATCTCAAAATGAAGCCGAAGCAATTGCAATTAGACAATCTCAAACCTATACAAATACAGTAATCGCAGGATTGACACAAACTGCTATATCTAATTTAGAAAATATTAATTTCAATGTTGGCGATGATTTTGGAAGCATTAAAGATGATATATTAATTATTTATGAAATACTTGAAAAAGATATTATTATAGATAGTGATTCACCAATCGATGATATTATCAACAAACAAAACTTATTGGATAAATATCATGAAATAGTAAAAGAATTTATACAATTTTACACACAAAAATACTCAGGACTTCAAGAACTAAAAGATAATTCAATAGTTGCAACAACTGATATATTTAATCTAACTATGGAAAGATATAATGATATCTCAAGAGTTGATGAAGTATTGATTAATAATGATATCGTTGATCCATTTTTCATAAATGGAAATGTAAAGCTTTTGGATAGATAATGAAACTTGAATTAAAAGTAGATAATAGAAAATATAGCGGATGGGAAAACGTAACTATAAGCAAATCCATTCAATCTATAGCGCATAATTTTTCTATGAATATTTTTAATGCCGATGGAATATCAATTAAAGATGATGATTTAATCCAAATACTAAAAGATGACAAAGTTTTTTTTACTGGATATTTAGATGATATGAATATTGGAATATCAGATATTAAAAAACCATTATCGATAAGTGGTAGAAGCAAAACGGGAGATTTGATAGATTGCAATGTTTCGGAAAATAAACAATATAATAAACAAAATATTAAACAAATAATAAGTGACTTAGTTAAACCATTTAATATAAGCGTATCATCAAGTTTAAAATTAGAGCCATTAGAGATATTTAATACTAAAGTTGGAGAAACTTATTTTGATGCAATAAATAGACTTTGTAAACAAACTAATACACTTCCAATAAGTGACAATTTCGGAAATATAGAGATTATAAAAAATCAACAAAATAAATCTTCAATAGTTTTAAAAGATAGTGATTTTAAGGAGCTTAATTTACCTAAAAAATTATCAAAAAGATTTAGTAAATATACTTATAAAAAAGAGGGTATTATCACAGACGTAACAGATGGAAGTGTAATTGATGATACGGTATTAAGATTTAAGCCTTTTGTTGGAGTAAATACAGAAGATAAAGATAATCAAGATTTAGCAAAATGGCAGTTAAATCACAATAAAGCAAGTGAGATAAGTTTGACAGCAGTTGTTAAAGGATGGGATTTAGAAATAAATACTATTGTAAAATTAGAAACTGAAATAGTAAATAATAGCTTTTTAATTAAAGATATAACTTATTCTAAAAGCGATAGTGGTACAATATCAAATGTGACTTTTGTATCAAAGGATCTTTACAATGTTTAAACAACAAATACAATCCTTAAAAGATAAAATAGAAAATTTACTAAAAATAGGAAGTGTAACTAAAGTAAATGGAAATGATGGTGAACTTCAAGAATTCCAAATAAAAACTCTTAGAAATATTGAAGATGCTTTTAAAGTTAGTAATTTTGGATTTAATTCAAAAGCTCCAGTTGATTCAAGATGTATAGTTGCTAAATTAGGAAATGAAAATATTGTAATTGCAAATGAACATATTGCAAGTATAATTGATATTGATAGCGGTGACAGTATTATGTATAATGAATCAGGAACATTTATAAAATTAGTAGAGGATGAAGTATTCTCAAATAAAAAAGTAAATTTTGCTGATGATATTGAAGTGGATGGTAAAATCATCGGTAAAGCAATTAGTATGAATAGTTTGGATGGAGTATCTGGAGTTTTTATCTCTCAAGATGCAAAGACAGTTACAGTAAACAATGGAATAATTGTAAGTATAGTGTAAAAGGGAAAATATGGATATATATTTAAAAAAACAAGATTTGGAATTAGATTTATTATTTGATTTAGTGGTAGAAAATAATGATTTACAAAAAGATAATACATATGTGACAGCATCTATATTATCAATATTCACAGATGGAAGTCAAAATCAAATAGGCACTCAAATCGATGGCAAAGTATTAGGCAATAAAAATTATAATATCGATAAACTAAGCACCGATAATATTAAAGATTATGAGAATGGATTATTAGAATCTTTACAATGGTTATTAGATGATAGAATCGTAACTAACATTATAATATCTACTGAAAAAATAGGAAACAGACTAAATATAAAAATAACTTTTACAACGGATTCAGAGAATGAAGATAATCTCATATATAGTTTGGATGAAAACCTTGAAATTCTTGATTAAATTTAGGTATAATACACAAAACGAGTATGAAAGCTACTCTACTTTAAATTACGGAATTGCAAAATGACGATAAAAGAGCTAAAAGATAGAATTTACAACGACTTCATATCATCTTTCAAAAACGCAATAACTCCATTAAAAAAATCATTTTTTGAACAAATATCAAATACACTTGCAGCAACTTTTCAATTATTATATATTTATCTTGATAGAATTTTAAATGATAGTTTTTTAACTACTTGTACAAAAGATAGAGTATTAAATTATTTCGCACCATTAAAAAATATCACAAGAAAAGATCCAACAGTATCAGAGGGTATAATTAGATTTACCGGTATTGATACAACATTAGTTCCAATTGGTACAATATTAATATACAATGAATTAGAATATATAACTATTGAAGATGGCACGATAACGACTGGATTTGTTGATATAAATAGTGAGAGTGTAGAATCTGGAAGCGTTAATAATACTTTAGCAAATATAGATTTATTTTTATCAAGTCCGATAATAGGTGTAGATAACAAAGCTATATCAACATTAGGACTTAGTGGAGCAATAGACCAAGAAACAATAGAGAGTGTAAGAACTAGAACTAAACAAAAAAACGGCGCACCAACAGAGATAGACAATGATAATAGCTATAAAAGTGTAGCGAATGAAGTATCAAATGTTAAAGCATCTTTCATATCAAGTATTAAAAATGGTGCTGGAACTTTTGGAATCACAATATTAACTTTTAGTAATAATGGTGTACCAGTTCAAGCCGATATTGATGAAGTAGAGCAACATTTCATAGATAATGAAACTGTACCATCTTATATCGAAGTCGAATATTTTTTACCAACAATAATAAGCCAAGATTATACAATACAACTAGCTATAGACAATGCAGAAAATCAAGCATTTATAGAGCAATCTATAAGAGATTATATGTATCTAACTCAAAAACCAGATACGACTTTTTTATTTTTAGGATTATCAGATTTTATTCAAACATTAGGTGCTAGACTTGTTTTACCAATACCATCAAGCGGTCAAGCTTTAGCTGATGATGAAGTTCTTGATGTTGGAACGATAACATGGTAAAATTTGTAGATATCATTAAAAGATTTTTTCCAAAAGGTCAAATATGGATATTTCAAACATACTTTAATTATTTAATAGATGGGATAAGCGTTGAATTTTCAAGATTATATGATAAAGCAAAACAAGCATATGATGATATAAATATAATAAATAGTTCAGTATTAGCAGTTGAACATTCTAAAGATTATCTTTTAACACAAGGTTTATATACAAGAGCCGAAATTCAAAGAATAATAGTTGAATATTTAAATAAAGATTTTGATATAAAAGAAGTTATCGAGGACTTCGCAAATTTCATAGGAACTAATATTGAGTTTGGTTCAGTTGTAAATCCTTTTATGGTTGGTAGAAGTACAACGGGAAATAGATTAGGTGACCCATTAATTAACAACACTAGAGCAATCCTATATGTTAAATTTTTAGATGTTGATGATGTAAGCAATATCGCAAAAGTTAAAGATTTAGTAGCATATTTGAATCCACCATATTTGCAAGTGGTTTATAACGATACAAATACAAATATAAATACTCCATTCATTATAGGTAGAAATTCAATAGGTAATCCACTTGGGATAATTACATAAAAAGGAAAAGAAATGCAAAAAGCAAAATTAGTCGATAATGCAACAGCAGGATTAAAGTTTCAAGATTCATCAACTGCATCTGCACTCGATGGAACAATATTAAGGGCAATTTTTCAAAATGATAACTTTGATAACTTGTTTACTCTAGTAGAAAATGCAGGATATGATTTAATAGATGATGACTTAGAGCAAATAGTAAAAGCTGTAAGAGGCGGATATAATGCAACTTTTACATATAATACAAGCGGAATAGCGACTCAATCGGTTAATGATATCGTATTAGGTAGTGATGGTATTTATTATGAAGTTCAAGAGGATGGAGTTAGTGGAGATAATCCAGTTGGAAGTGTAACTGGAGATTGGTTGCCATATCTCCCATATAAATCAGGAACAAAAAATCTATTAATTAATGGTAGAAAATTAATCCAACAAAGAGGTGTTTCAGGTGGCAAGATACAGGTTGTTTTAAATACTGCTAATCTTGGCGGTAATCACACTTTATCTTGGACTGGTTCAGCAACGGCAACAATTAAAGAAGCTACTACATTAGGTGCTAGTGATGGTGCAACTTCATGGGATACCGCTTTAGCAATAGCAGTTACAAGTGGAACAACTGTAACTTTAACAGCAAATAAATATGTTCATGTTGAATTTAGCACAACTAGTTTTGATTTTGCAATGTTAGAGACTGGAAGTGTAGCTACTAATTACGAACAACCAAATAATGAAGCTATAGTATGTGGTTTTTACTATGAAAAAAGAGTAGATCACGCGGCTGCTAGATATGCTTCGGGAGCAGGAGCAAAAATTTTTGGTGCTGATATTTTTGCTAGTAAAAAAAGAGTAGCTCCGATAATGACTCCATCAGGTATATCATATGGAAATGCAAGTACTTTAAATTTAGCTGTTATTGGTACTTTAGGTTTTAGAACAGTTGCAACTGCAAGTGGAACTGGAGAAGTTCAGGTAATATACACTTATGAAGCAAATGCAGAGATATTTAATGCAGATGATGGTGTGGGAATTAATTACAAGGAAGACAGATGGTATGTATAGTAAATTATAACGACTCTTTAGAAGTCGTTGGGTGTACTCGCGAAGATGGTGCAAATGGTGGTTTAGAATTTTTACAAGCTTGTAAAGATTTAAAATTAGAAATAGTTTATAAAACACAAGAAGAACTTGATGCAGATATTGCAGCGGATATAATATCTACTAAGTGGAGCGATTTAAATATTTTTCTTTCAGCTTTAACAGTTACTATATCAAACGATAGAATTATAGATGTAAGTCCAAGCAGTCTTTTAAATATCGATAATGAAATTAATGCCATGACTGACCAAGATATCTCAATGTGGCATGAAGATTGGGAAAGTTTCGAGGTTAATAAAGTCGATTTACAAGAGGCTAGAACTTTGCGAAAAGAAGCTAAAGATGTTAAAATAGTAGAGCTTGGAATAGGGGCATAATATGTTAAGAGTAATATCTTTATGTACCAATGATGATTTAGGATTAATTGAAGAAGAAGAAGTTCAAGGATCTGACCAACTAAAAGAAATTTTAGTGCAACTTCAACTAGCTAAATTCTATGATGATACAAAACCACTTCCTCCAAAAGGTATGAATGATTATGAGCCAGGAATGGTTTACCCAAAAGATAGATTTATACTTAAAAATGATAGTCTATATAAATCTAAAAAAGTTACATCAACAACATGGATAGAGAGTGAATGGGATTTAAAAATAACTGGTGCAAATCAACAATAAGAGGATGATATGGATTTTAAAGAAGAAATTCACGCTATTAATTTAAAGCTCAAAGATATAATGTCATCTATTGAATTAATACAAGAGAGGCGAACAAATGATAAAGACACTACCGACGAAGTGAAAGAACAATTATCAAAATTAATTATATCAGTTAATCAACTTAATTTAACTATCGCTAATACTGAGGGGTTTAATAACGGAGTGTCTACAGCTGTGAAAACTTTTAGAGTTCTTTTTTGGGGGTTAATGCTTGTAACAATTATATCAACAGCAACATTCATGTGGAATATAAATGACCGCGTAACAAAAATAGAATCAGAAAAAGGTTAAACAATGAATTTAGAATTTACAACATCTTTTATGTTTGCTTTTCATGTTACATTATTCTTTGTTAAAGCGTGGGCTTTGTATATTATCTTTAAATTGCTCATATTAGTAGAAGCACCAAATACAGAAAAATATATGTTAGTTTTCAAGCCTATAGAAATAATATTATTTATATTTAGTATAGTTGTATTAATAAGTGAAATATATTTTATATATGGTTTTTTTATTAATGAAACTTTCTATAATTATGAATACTTAGCAATGACAGACCAAATGTTTTTTACTATATTGACGATAAACTATATTAAAACGGAGGTTAAAAACAATGGCAACTAAAACAAGATCAAATGGAAAAACGATTAAAAAGAAATCAACTAAGAAAAAGAAATAAACATGACAACTGCTTATTTGCTTAGAGGTGATAGTACCGATGAGGGTACATTTGGATATATGTTATCACAAGATGGTATATGGAACTCTTTAGAACTTCCAGATAGAGATAATCAAAAAAATATTAGTTCTATTCCAAAAGGTGAATATATATGCAAGATTAGATACTCACCACATTTTAGAAGAATTACATATCACTTGCAAAATGTAGAGGGCAGAACATATATACTTGTTCATAGTGCTAATTTTGCAGGGGATGAGCAAAAAGGATATCAAAGCCATTTGAACGGTTGTATATCATTAGGAAAAAGAAAAGGTGCTTTTAGAAATAAATTTGGCAATATGCAAAAAGCTATTTTATCAAGTAGAAAAGCAGTAAGAGAATTCAATGAAAGTATGGACAATGAGCCATTTAAACTAATTATAAAGGATTTATATGTTTGATTTTTTAACAGGTGGAGCTTCCACATTAATATCATCATTGTTTGGTAGTGTATCGGGTGTAGTAGGTCACTACTTTAAAGCTAAAGAGAAAAAAGAAAAGCAAAAACATGAGTTAGCATTAATAGAGCTAAACATGAAGCGAGATAAGCAAGAATCAGAACTAATGCTAAAAGAGATAGAAGCAAATCTTGAAGTATCAAAAGTTGAAACAGAGGGTAAATTATTACTTGAAGAATCAAAAGGTTTTAATGATGCAATAGCAGGAATTACAAAAAGCAAAACATTACACAATAAAGCTTTTGAAAAATTACTAGATGGCAATTTTTTCCAAAGATTTTTAGGAACAATACTTGCCTTTTTAATGGGTATGGTTGATATCATTCGTGGATTAGTTCGGCCTCTTTTAACATTTGGTTCAGCTGCAGCAATCGCATACTTAATAAAAACTTTTACGGTTGGAGTTGCAGATTTTGATAATGAGAAACAATTACTACTATTAACACTTGTAATAGATGCAACAGTTTATGTTCTTACAGCTTCGGTTCAGTTCTGGTTTATGGATAGAGCAGGTGCCAGAGATTTTAGAAAGAAACATTAAATATTATGGATGCTATTGAGTTTGACGTAACTAAACAATTAGATACATTCAATAAAGCATCCAATAGTACGGGTTTTATAATATCAAAATCACTTAATGATATAGCTTTCGTTAATGCAAGAAAAGATTTATCTCGAGATATGCACAAAAACATGGAAATCAGAAATAAAATGTTTGGTAGCGAACGATCAATAAGAATAAATAAATCATCAAAAAATAACTTAACTATTGAAATGTATCACTTCAAAGAACAAATGGGATTGCAGCAGTTCGGAGGGATTGAATTACCAAAAAGCAAAACATTAGCAGTTCCAATTAGAAAAAATTTAAAAACTTATGCAGGTGTACCAACTAATAAAAAAATTCCTAAATCATTATCAATACCAGTTATCATGGATAAAGCACCACGCAAAAAAGGCGAAACGATATATAAGACTAAAGGGGTAAGACCATTTGTATTAAGTAGAGGTGTTTTTATAAGAACTGATAGCGGTTTAAAATTATTATATTCTTTTGTAGATAAAGCAACTCACGATAAAAAACTATTCAAATTTCAACAAACGATAGAGCGAACATATAATATAAAACTAGAACGAAATATAGAAAAAAATTATCTCAAAATATTAAAAGGTTAAATTATGGCAATAGAAAAAATAACATCATCATCTGATACAAAAGAATGGATTTTAGCATGTAGTGAAAATGAATCATGTGAAATAGAAGTATTAAAAAATGACATATCATTTACAGAATCAAATATTATTCCAACAGACCAAAAAGAAACAGTAAGTATGCATTTTTTAGAAAAAATACCAAGAATATTTACTGGAGATGGATTTAATAAATTATGGATATTTATAGATAAAAAAGATATCGTAAAAAAAAGACCATTATCAATACCAAGAGTTATTCCAGGATTAGGTGATTTATTTATTGGAGCATTAGGCGGTGCAAAAACAATTCAAGATGTATCATTATTCAGTTCATCTTTTATAGTAAACATATCTCGCAAAAAATGGGTGCCTTTTGAAGATGATATAGAAATATTTAAAGATGTAGATTTAACAAGAATTTCACATACTAATGGTAGTGCTATAATCACATCCGGAGCAACAATCGGAAACAACTCTTATTTAATGAGTAAACGACATCCTAGACATCAATCACAAAGAGGACATAATGCAAGTTCTTTAGTTATTTTACCTAATAAAGATGCGATAGGTATTCGAGAGTTTGGACTTAGGTCAAATTTTTATGGAGCTTTTTTTAGATTAAGAGATGGAAATCTTTATGCAGTAGTAAGAAATTCAATCGGTGGAGTATTGCAGCCAGATGTAGAACAATTAATAGAGGATATTCCGTTTCCTTATAATATGGAACTCGGAGCAGCATATAATATTCAATTACAATGTCCGACTGCTGGAAATGTGAGATTTATGATTCGCAATCCAGAAACAGAAGTAAGCGAAATTGTTCATAAAATGGCTTTTCCAGGCGGTATTCCATTTTTTATAAATAACTCATCAATGCCATTTGGATATTATGCAGAAAACACAGACGGAACAAATGTCGAAATTCAAGCTAGATGTGCAGATGTTTCTTCGGAGGGAGGAAGCAAAGGAAATAGAGCTTTTGCATCTGTGTCGAGTGGAGCAGTAACTACTTCAACCGCAGAATTACCAATGATAGCATTTAGAATACCAAATATGGTAGGTGGCGAAATGAACACACGAGATGTAATGATGAGTAAACTATACGCAACTACTGATTCATCGCCAATTGCTGCACTAAGAATTTATGCTTTTCGTGACCCATCCGCAATAACAGCTACATCATGGACACCAACAAGCGAGGGATTGCAAGAGATAGCCATCAATGGAACAATAACAGCATTTGACACTACAAAAATGGCGAAAATTTTCGATGTAGATATTGCCGCAAACTTTTTAAATTCTATAAAAAACACAGAAGAAGAAGTTGATTTAATTTTAACACATGGTGATTATTTACTGGTAACACTACAAGCAAAAAATAACTCAACTAGTAAGACTACAATAACTTATTCAGAAGAGATATAATTAATTGAGATTCCACAATTTACCATAGACCCACCATTCAAATAAGATAGAGTATTGAAATTCTTTATACCAACATTCAAAACATTCAATGCTTTTACTCTTGTTACTCTTTGACATAAAAATTGCATAAATTACATATAAGAACTCAATAACTCTACTATTAACATTTCCATCAACATTAATAATACAATTATCCAGCATCAAATCAACCACATCTTTCTTTAAATCAAACTTACTATATAAGCTCTTATATATAGCCTTTGTATACTTACCCTTACTATGACTCGAAAATCTTATCTTTTTCTCTAGTACCCCTCTAAAAATACGTTTGGCATCATCTAATTTCAATAACTTTTCATCGGTCATGCTTTTATTATAATCTTTAATCACATATTCAAAAATCTTAGTATCGTTTTTTTGTTCAATCAATTTACAATATTCAGCAAATAATCCAAACCTCGAGATAACTTTATCGTAAATTTTATCTATCTGATTTTGGTTATCATGCCATATTTGTAGGTGAACGTGGGGATTATCTTTATTTTTACCAAGCTCTATATTACTAAAGAATTTTATATTATCGTTTTTAGTATTTTTAACTAGCTTCACAAAATAATTACGAATATCATTTATCATATCAAGCTTTGAGAATTTGTCACAATCCATATATGTAAATGTAATGAGGTTTTTTTGTAAGTGTTTATACTTATTTGACAGATGATAATATTCAAATCTAAGTGCATTGTTACGCTTTTTAATGCTTTTTAGTCTATCAAATGGCTCTGATTTGCATAAATATTGGTTATACGGTATAATGTCACTTCCTTACTATGAGTTCCTGGCGGTGCGAACTAAGGTTTTATTAACTACGATTTATTCAAGCAAGTTGATTTATTTTGACTTGCTCTCCCTTTTTTAATTTAATTTTTCAAAGTATCCATAAACACAAGCTTTTCCATTTTTTGAACAATCATATGAATCAACGATACTTCCAAACATTATAAAAATCATTAACACCTTGTTTAGGACAAAAATAACAACCAGTACGATTAAAATGTTTATATAATGGATTATCGATTGAACGTTCTTTTAAAAACTCTCTAACATCATCCTCTGTCATATGATAATCAATCAATGGATAGACTTGATTGTCTGCTAGAACTTTTGCTCTTTGTAATTCAGTGAATGTATACCCAATATATAAAATATGCTCAACAATTCCTTTAGATTTTAACCATTTTTCAAAAGGATATACTTTAGATTCTCTTTTCCAATAGCAAGGAACAGTAGTTTATGGCAATCCTCTTATTTCCCCATCCCTATCACCACTTGATACATCCGTAAAAGCCCAATCTTCAAAAGTTGAATTTGGTTTAACTATTGTTATTGTTTTATTAAATCTTCTTTTTATATATGCTTCAAATTTTTGTATATAGTCATACATTTCTTCAAATTCTGCAAGAGTATCACAAAAAACTATATAATCAAGTGGTAGTTTTTTCTCTAAGATCAAAACAACCATGCAAGAGCTATCATAACCACCACTCCATTTTGCTATATATTTCATAACTCAACCCTTAAAATCTATTGCAATATACCCATTTTTCAAATCGGCAATTACATCACTAAGCTTTTTATCTTTAATCGGATAACTATCATGCTTATTTTTAAAAATAGTTTCAATCTCATTAAATTTCATCAAAACAACTTCACTTGCTAATTCTTCAATAATCAATTTATCTCTTATATCTTCAACCATTTTTAGCATATTTTTATTATGATCAACCCAATCAGCACGAACAGTTTTAATCCATTCCGTTTGTTTTTCAATCCATTTATCGGCATCAAAAATGCTAGTGTATGATAATCTACCTTTTTTATTAGGTAGCATTTTTTCAGTAACTATTCTAAAATTAGTGGCTTTTTTTATAATGCTAGATATAGTATGTTCATTTTCTATATGCTCTCTTAGTATGTATCTATTTAATATCATAATTATTCTCCTATACCTAATTCATCATGTTTTAAATCTGGGTCGTTAATTGTAGCAATATTAGTAAGCTGATCTTTGTTCATTAGAGATTCGATACCCTCTAAAATAAGCTCTTTAACTTTTATATTCCCATCAGATGAAGAAATATTACACCTAAGTGTTTCTAAATCTTCATCATTCATTATTCTTGCGCTTTCAAGAACACTTTTAATTTTTGCTTTTTGGACTGTGTTTAGATTATTCATCGAATAAACTTTTTTGTTCAGCTTTTTTTTCAAATCTTTCATCGGTTTTTGTAAGATTGATAGTTGCTTGTTTGAAATAACTATCTTTTAATTCTATTCCTATCGCTTTTCTACCCATTGAAACAGGACTAAAAACCTCACTACCAACACCCATAAAAGGAGTTAAAACAACTTCATCAGGATTGCTATATAACTCTACGATTCTATCGATAACATCTAATTGTAATGGATGAACATGTTTTTCATCGTCCTCACATTTACTATCTCTAAACGGTAAAACATTATCTATTCTAATATCATCCCATACACTAGAAGCGTATCTTTGCCATATATAATGATTAAGTTTAGTTATCTTATCATCCTCATTTATATATTGTAAATGATCCCATAATTGAGCTTCATTAAAATCTGTATTATTCGCATTGTTCCAAGCTCTTAAAATGTTTGGAAGTATTGGAATTTCACCAGCATAATGATTAATTCCAAATTCATGAGTTACAGGAACTTCATTATCACCTTTTTTTGTAAAAATTAAAACATAATCAGGCATAGCTGTAAAACATTTAGTGCTATCTTCTACTATGAATTTGTGCATTAAAGATTGTACCATTGTACGCATACGAACTTTTAAAGGCTCTTTCCATATTGTGATACGATTGCGATATTCAAATCCATATTTAGTATGTATTCTGATTATCTCATTTGGAAAATCCCATAATCTACAAGTATTATCAAATACATCAGTACAATGAACAGCATTGATTCGACCTCTTTTTGTAACTCTAGCCATTTCTTTAACCATAAATTCATATTGTTCTAAAAACTGCTCTTTACTATCACAATTTGACATATCTTTAGGATCTGAACTATAATTGTATAAACCTGCAAATGGTGGACTATATACCGCCAAATCAATACTTTCATCATCTAAAGTTGGTAATACTTTCATATTATCATCATTATAAATTGCATATCTATCTGTTACTACTTGGTTTTTTACTTCTGTTTTCATTTTATTTTCCTTAAAATTTTGGTTTTATAATTTGTTGCTTATCTTTTGCAATATCTTCTTGATACACATCATTTACATTTTTAACTAAATTCTCATATAAATCTTTTGCTTTTTGAGTCTTTTGTTTCAATGCTTCCATTACTCTAGTTTGACCCTCTGAAATAACTATATCAATAACAACCTCTTTAGTTTGTCCAAATCTCCAAAAACGTCTTATAGCTTGATAATATTGCTCATAAGACCATGTAGGAAAAAATACAGAGTGATTACAATGCTGCCAGTTTAAGCCCATCCCAGTTATTTTTGCTTTTGTTATAAGCCTTTTAATTTTACCATTAGCAAAGTCTTTCAATATAGCTTCTTTTTGTTCTATCGTTTGACTACCTATAATCTCAACAGCTTCACTATCAAGCCCTTTTAAAATCTTACTTTCATTGTTGGTATTGCACCAATAAACAGATATTTTATCTTTTGCTAGTTCAACAGCTTTTACACATCTTTCATGCTCTGTTACTTTTTGCTCATGCCTTATTTCGCTCATTGTTTTAGCTTCAATAGAAAATAAATTACCCATAGCTAAATGATTATCATGGTTAACAATATGAGTATTTGTTGTTAATTCAGGAAGTTGATACCTTTCATCAGAAAACCCTATATCAGATGGTTTTTTAATCATTATCGACCAACTATTAACCCATTGAAAAAAAGCTTTTTCAGCATGAGGTTTTAAATAGAATTTCTCTCCAATATTTTTAGCACTACTATCAGCAGTATTTTGATTGTTTTTAAAAAACTTTGTAAGCATATCCATATAGCCCATATATCCAAGAGCCTCGCTACTTGTACCAAGTTCTATAAAATCATTTGGCGACGGAGTAGCAGTTGTTAAAAACCTATAAGGTACTTTTTTGATAAAGCTAGTTATTTGATTTTTTATTTGACCTTTGAAGTTTTTAAGTATTGAGCTTTCATCTAATATAACACATTCAAAATCTTCACTATTAAAATAATGCAATCTCTCATAATTACATATTACTATCTTGCTTGAATAATTACCATCTTTAGAATATTCAATATCAGGTACATCTATTTTTTTAGCTTCATCTATAAACTGAAAAGCAACAGCAAGAGGTGTCAATATTAAAACTTTTTTACCAGTTTTTAATACTATGTTTTGAGCGATTGACAATGATATTAAAGTCTTACCTAATCCAGTATCAGCAAATGGAGCTATTCTACCTTTTCTTATTGCTCTAGATATTACCTCTTTTTGAAAATCAAATGCTATCTCTGGAAACCAAATAGGCTCAAAACCAAACTGACCGCTAGTATGTTTCTTGTTTTTTATAAAATTTTCATAATCCATAATACCGACCTTTATATAACTATCGGCATGATAATAGTCATAAGATCATCAGACTTAAGAACAAAAGGCATATTTGATTCAACAATATTAAATTCAAAAGTATCAGAATAGATAGTATTTAAAAAATCAAGAATAAATTTACTATTCATACATATAATCATATCGATAGGAATATCATTTGGTAAATCAAACTCAGTTCTAGCCTCATTATTATCATTAGTATGAGATTCCAAAACGATACCATCACTATTAAATGACATTTTAATCTCACTCGATATAGCAGCAATCTGTTTTATATTTTCAATCATAGCAAATTTATTTATAGTCAATGTATGATTAAAACTTTTTGGAATAACTCTTTTATAGTCTGGAAATTTACCAGCTACTAACTTTGTAAAAAATGAAAATCTATCAGATTTAATAATCATATAAACATCACCACAATATATATCAACATCATTATCAAAAAGTTTTTGAATTTCGATAACAGCTTTTTTTGGAACAATCATCGATAATTCATTTTCGCTAACATTAGGAATTGATACATAAGATAATCTTTTTATATCAGTTGAAGCAAAATCAACACAATCTTTTTTTATATCAACTAATGCACCATTTAGCTCAAACTTAGGATTATTTATATCAACAGTTGGAGTTATTTTTCTAAATGATTCAATCATCAAATTAGAATCTATACTTATCTTTATTTGCGATTCGTTATTTGGAAAAGCAGGAAAAACCTCACTAAGAATAGGAGTTTTAAATTTACTTTTACCTTGTGTTATATGCAATATATCTTTTTTAGATTCGATAGTAATAAAATCATTTTTAAGTATCTTGATGATACCAAGTAATTTTTGACCATTTGCAATAGCACTACCATCTGTTAAAATATCAACTTCTTTAAGAGTAGTTAATAATCCCATATCATAATCAGTAGCAGCAATAGTCACGATACCATCGATAGCCACGATTTGAACATTAGATACTACATTAGAGTTATCTTTTGTGTTTAAGAATGGGATAGACTTTGTCAAAGCATTTTCGATTAGCGTTTTTTGTATTTTGATTTTCATTTGTTACTCCAGTATTGTAATTCATTTATAAGAAATTCTAAGTTTTCAGAATCAGAATTTCCAACATAATATGCAAGTTCTTTAAAAAACTTAGCTTTATCTTGAATAGTATCCATTAAATCAGGAATACATACATCATCGGTTCTCAATAAGTTAATCATTTCATTTTGCTCTGAAACTGACATTTTTTCATAGTATTCTTCTACGCTTATTTCAACTTCAACATCAACACTTTCATTTGAATTAAATTTTGCCATAATACACCCCTATTTTAAATAATCGCTAAAAAGCTCTTTAATTTTACCACCACCATAATGCCCATCAGTCATTTCAATAACTTCTGAAAGTGGAAACTCTGAACCCTTCAACCCTTTATCTTTCATAAACTGACTCACACCAAAAGAACAAGCACCAGTAATAAGTCTATACTCTTCAATATTTACAGTTTGCTTTTTTCTTATATCGTTTATAATATCCTCAACATCTGCACTTTCTTGTAAAAACTTAAAATTACAATCAGATATAGATTGTTCTAAAGTTTCGCCATGTGCAAAATATCCATCTCTTTCAGCAATAAAACAAGATGGTAAATCATCTAAATTCCCACCTTTGAAATATTTAGCTTTGTGTATTGTAAAATCATCTTTTGATTTGTTACTTGTTATAATCATTGTAGTGTCATCAATATGATTAATCAATAAATCTTTATCTTGATACTTGATAGTCTTGCCATGTAAACTTCTCAAATCAACATAACCTTGATTCTCAAACTTAACACCCTCTGGTAAAGTCGTTAAACTTCTCAAATAAACATTACCTTGATTCTCAAAC